CCAATGATTGTGTTCTGTAACGATCAACAGTGGATGGAAGTTGTAGCATGAAGAACGTTACTTTTTCTCCTTGTTCTGATCTTCAAAACAAACAACTGATCTGGGCAATGTATTCTAAAGGTCAGTATCTTGGTTTTAGTAGTGCAACATTGATTGCAGGAAAGTATGCTGAAAAGTATGCTGATGATGTCAAAGTCCGTACCTTTTCTTGATTCAATCATGTTCACAATCACTTATCAAACTCCTTACAATTCTTGTGAATGGAGAACACAAAGTTTCTCTACACTTGATGAAGCACAACGCATGGTAGAGTTTTATCGCTCTTGTGGTTCACCTGCACACCTTATTTGATTCAATCATGACTTACAAAGAACTTCTCACTCAACTCCAAAATCTGTCTGAAGATCAACTCAATCAAGATGTTGCTATCTGTTCTGAAGATGAACCTGATGAGTATTATCAAGCAAGTGTAGAGTTGGTGTTTGCAACTGAGGAATGTGATGTCCTTGATTTAGATCATCCTATTATTCGTTTCTGATCATGAAAAACTACCGAATCAAAGTAGAAACCAACGATGGATGTACCACCATTTGGTATGAAAAAAGTCGTGCAAAGAAAGCAACTGACATCATTTGCAATCGTGTGTATTCTCAACTGTGTGGATTGAATGTAAAGCGTATTGAAGTAGAACTTTCTGTGTAAATGTAGTGGCAAAGAAACAACAAGTTGAGGCACTGACTGAACTTCTTAAGGATGTCATTCATGCACTTGAGATGACACAATATGAGATTGATGATGCACATGAATCACATTATGTTGTTCAACAAGCAGATCAGTTTCATCAACAAATGATTGATATTCTTCACTCCGAAAACAAATGATTCGTTTTCTTCTGAATCTCACACCAATCAAACATGGAACTTATACACAAGAAGGAAACAAGATTCGTAGAACATTCTCCAATGGTTTCAGTTACATTGCATCAAAATGTAAGTCACCAGAAGAAGCACAACGCATCGTAAATCAACTCACTCAATTATCATCAAAATGAAACTTACAAAGAAACAATCAATTCTTGCTTTGGTGGTATTTTCACCAATTCTTCCTATTGCACTTTTTTCTATTCTTATGAAAGAATTGTGTTATGCACTGTCTATTCTGATTGAAGGTATTGGATACAAATTTGGTCAATTTGATTTGTTTATTGGTGAAAGGTATCGGCAACTTGCGAAAAAGATTAAGTAATTGATTGTTCGTGAATATAAAGTAGAGAGGGGATTCCCACCCCTCTTTTTAATGCTTTTTTACCAAAATAACGTTAAAAATGTATTAAAATCAATTAAAAATGTGTTATTTAATTATAATGATCTCTTCATCTCTCTGATCATTATTGTTAATAAAAGGTGATAATGATAAGGATTCGTATCAATTAGATGGTGTTTATAGTTAATTAAATGTCTCTAGGTGCCGATACTTATGTGCTTTTAATGTACCTGAGACATGGTGTTTATAGTCAATTAAATGTCTCTAGGTGTTGTTATCTTTGCCTGCATTATATCAGCACTCCGCCAAAATGTCAATCCCCCGCGTTATAAAATCCACACACAGACCCTCAAAAATATCAACACCCGCTCATAAATATCCCCAGACTCATTGACAAAAACGCTCCAGCATCTTACAATTCTTTCAGTAACCAACAGGAGAGAACTTATGTCAGTTGCGTATCAGCAAGCACAGAAGCAGCGTTATAGGATCACTCTAGACATTTCTGCATTTCCAGACTTTGACCCACACCAGATTGATTGGGAAAAGTTATTCAAACTGGAACCTGCAGAAAAGTGTGAAGCATACGTTGAAGACTTAAGTACACCTGACCGTTGGTGAGTTTGTAACAACGAACGTGCTGTGAGTTTGTTATATCATGTGCCAAAAGTATTAGTGGCATAATACACTTGACTTTGGATGCGATCTGTGCAAATATATAAGAGTCAAAGAACGACACCCCCATGGATTTCTTCTTCGCTCCTGATCTTCGCGCCTTTCTTGATGATCATGACAACGCAGATCTTGATTTTGCTGTTGATTTTGTCTGCGAAAAGTTTGACATTTCTCTGACAGATTCTCTGCTGAATGACATTGCAGAAGTGTTCTTTGAGCATGAAGATGTTGCTTTCCGCCTCGGTCTTTCCTGAGGTTCTTTATACCTTGTGCCAGTTGGATTTCTGGCACAAGGTTTTGGCACTGCGCTCAAGATCCTGTATTCTATAGAAGTGGTTGAGAGATCACCACACCAACCCCACCACACTTTCCTGCCATGCGTATCATTGAAAAGCAAATGAGCAACGCAATCAATAAGTGCATTGATTGGAAAAGTGGCAACACTGAGGTTACATATTCTCCCGAACGTGATGCCTCTTATGTGATGCTTCATGGCAATCACATCGCCACTATTGGTGAGACTTTCATTGAACTTTATAATTGTGGGTATAAAACAATGACCACAAAGTCTCGCCTTAATGCTATTCTCTCTGAGCATGGTTGTGGTGAGCGTGTTTATCAAAAGCAAGGTAAGTGGTTTGTATCAACTAGCAGTGGCACAGTTGAGTTCACTGAAGGTATGATCCTTAACTGATACAAACAGTCCTGAGCAAGACTATAAACTACTCACCAAACAGTTCACTACTCTTTTCTTCTTCATTATGTCTACTCAAGTGATGATTTCTCTGCTTGCTCAAGGTAACACCGGCAGCGAGATTCTGCAGATTCTTGATACTCTTGTCAGTGATGAAAGTGTCAACGAACCCACTGCAGATAGCATTGAGTTCTGATCAGTAACTGTGCGGGGCAGTTGTTGATACTCTGCCCCTTTATTCGTGCGTTATTCGTGTATGCGTGAATGGGCAGTGTTTTGCGCGGTTGTTATAGGCGGCGCGGCGGGCGATGCGGTTATAAAAAACCGAAACTACCCTAACCTACAGAGGTGACAAAACGCGAGCTCTATATCAATCTCATAAAAATTTTCCGGAAGTATGATCAGTCATAAAAACCCCCGCAGAAGATCTCCATATTGGGGATTCTGGAAGGTTGTATTAGCGGGATGGATGATACGTTATCCACGCCCCTTTTTTGTTGCACTGGGGTTTTGTGTTGTGCTGATATATAATGCAGTAACGAAATAAAACTGAAAGAAAAATTCCGGAGATATTTTTTATGACGGCAACGGAAAAGGTATATCACATATATGCAAAGGATAAGTGTTTATTTCATTCAGTAAAAGAGGATGAATTTGACACCACATGGAATACCTTAAAGAATATGGTTGGTATTATGAAAACTGACTATAATATTGAGGATCTAACTTATATTGAGTTGGTATCAAACAAAGAGGTGATGCTGAATTCCTCTCATTGACAAGGCATATATAGACTGTTAAAATTGACATTGAAGGTTCGTTAAACTTTATGGCAAAAGGATTTACTGTAAAAACTGTTGCACCCCAAAAGAAAACTGAAGATTGGGATTATGATGCAATTAAAGAAAGAATGAAAGGAAAATCGATTGTTTTCTGCCTGCCCGGTAGAGGATGTTCGTTTATTTTTCTGAAAGCATTTGTACAACTTTGTTTTGATCTTGTACAAAATGGAATGAGTATTCAAATCTCACAAGATTACTCATCAATGGTTAACTTTGCACGTTGTAAGTGTCTTGGTGCAAATGTTCTAAGGGGTCCGAAGCAAATTCCTTGGGATGGCAAACTAGAGTATGATTATCAACTTTGGATTGACTCGGATATTGTCTTTGATACTAACAAGTTCTGGCAACTCTGTGATCTTTCTTTAAGTGAAGATGGTACAGAGCGTGAAATCACTGCTGGTTGGTATGCAACTGAAGATGGTCACACAACTTCTGTCGCACACTGGTTGGAAGAAGATGACTTCCGCAAGAATGGTGGAGTCATGAACCACGAAACTGTGGAATCAATCAGCAAGCGTAAGAAGCCTTTCACTGTAGATTACACAGGTTTTGGATGGGTACTGATTAAGAAGGGTGTTTTTGAGAATCTTGAATATCCTTGGTTTGCTCCAAAGATGCAAGTCTTTGAATCTGGTAATGTTCAAGATATGTGTGGAGAAGATGTGTCTTTCTGTCTTGATGCAAAAGATGCAGGCTTTGAGATTTGGTGTGATCCTCGTATTCGTGTTGGTCATGAGAAAACTCGTATTATCTGATGAACTACAACGTACTTTATAAAGGACGTAAAATTTATATGAATCTCAGTGCAGAGGAATGTGCTGAGATTCTTCAAGACTTCGCAGAGCGTTTTTACTCGGGTGAAGATATTAATCCAAATGATTTAGAAATGGAGGAAATTTATGGCTAAGGGTGGATCTAGTAAACTGGTGTTTCAACCCGGAGCACCTAAGAAAACTCGTCAGGGACGTTCTGCTCGTACATTACTCAGTGCAACTTCCCGTAATGGACGTAAAAAAAGATATCGCGGTCAAGGTAAATAGTTCTAACAGCATGTAGCAATACATGCTTTTTTTATTGAGGTTTTATGGCATATCTTAATCACAATCTTCCAACCATTACTTGTTATATCCGCAACGAATTTCTTTATAATCATAAAAAAGGTCATGGAGAGGTAACTTTATGCGACGTACACTCTGTAGCGTCCTTAGAGAAGCACGTACCCCTCTTTGAGGCGTTTCTAGAGAATGGGGTCAACTGGACTCGTAGACCAATTCATGCATTCTGTTGGAAACCAGATGCACCTGTACCTCAATTGGAAGAGTGTATGTGGTGGGATTGCTTTTCTCCTTATATTGATGTTCAAGTACGATCAAGACTTGCTAACTTACGTGCTGAATTGATCAATTATCGTGGAGAAAAGAATGAAGGAACCTATTTGTTCACTCTTGATTGGTCATGGGAATCAAAATCCACACTGAATACTAACTTTAGTGAGACTCCAGAGCATAAATGTGCTCATTTTTTCAAAATGGATAATGGTAACTTCTATGCATACCCTAATAATAAGATCTTATGGTATGATGATGCATGGACAAAGAATAGAATTACCAAAAATCCGGGGTATGAGATTGATCTAACTGAATATTCTGTAGAAAATCGTCGCAAAATTGAAACATCTGATGATTTTATGTACGAAGTTACAGAAATTCGGGATAGCAACCCCGTAAAAAGTTCTGATTTAACAAATCAGGAGCAAAACAATGACCAAACAAGTCGATAAAGACGAAAATTTTATGAAAAATGAGTGGGGAACTCAGTATTTGTCAAGCGAATATGGTTGGGAAACCAAGATTCACAAGCAAAAGATGCTTCGTGAGATATCAAATGATGAATTAACCCCCAAAAAACACGATTTTTATCACCAAAATGAAATTCATTCAAAAATTCGTAATGATAATGATTATGATGATTGGGAATATGGTACTGAACCTCTTTATGAATCCAAAAATCCCTAATAAATAAGGTAGAATTATAATATTCAATGCCTGTACAGCGCGTTAGTAAGTCATTTAAAGACATTAGTATGTCTTTTCAGGTTAATCCATTAACCTATGATTTAATTGCGCTTACAAATGAAAATGCAATCGCTCGTTCCTTACGTAATCTTGTGCTTACAGACAGGGGTGAGCGATTTTTTAATAATAATCTAGGTTCAAGGGTAAATTCTTTATTATTTGAATCTCTTGATGACATTACTTCTTCATCAGTAAGAGATGAAATTGAAAACACAATCAATAATTATGAACCAAGAGTCGAATTAATATCAGTCGATGCAACTCCAGATTATGATAATGGTGAACTTAACGTTACAATTAGATATTACATCGTTGGAATTGAAGCACAACCACAACAGTTATCATTTGCATTACAGCCAACACGATAATGCCACTAGTTAATTTTACGGATTTAGATTTCGATCAGATCAAAACATCCATTAAGGATTATCTTAGATCCAACTCAAACTTTACTGATTACGACTTTGAGGGATCTAATTTATCCACAATTATTGATGTGCTTGCATATAATACGTATATAACTTCATATAATGCTAATATGGTATCCAATGAAGTTTTTATTGACAGTGCAACTCTTAGAGAAAATGTTGTCTCTCTTGCACGAAACATAGGTTATGTACCCAAGTCAAGGAAATCTTCTAGAGCAAACGTATCTTTCTTTGTAGATACTTCTGGACCTGCTTATACAAAAAAACCAGAGACGTTAACTCTCAGTAAAGGCGTTGCTTGTTCAACACTTGCCTTTGGAAATCAAAGTTATACTTTTTCTATTTTAGACGATATAACTGTTCCCGTTGTAGATAACATTGCATCTTTTGATAATATTGATATTTACGAAGGAACTTATATTACAACTAATTTTACTGTTGATTCATTTAATCCAAACCAAAGATTTATTTTACCAAATTCGCAAATTGATACTTCATCAATACGAGTGATTGTTAAACCCAGTGCTTCTTCAGATATTAGCAGAAAGTATAGACAAGCAGATAGTTTATTTGATATAACTTCAGAGTCTCCTGTATTTTTTGTACAAGAAATTGAAGACGAAAGATATGAATTGATTTTTGGTGACGGTGTATTTGGTATAAAGTTAGAAGCACCCAATTACATTCAAGTTTCATATCTAGTTTCAAATGGAGAGTTGGCAAACGGGATTTCTCAATTCAATTTTAGTGGAAAAATTACATCACCAAGAGAACAAATTGCCATTGCATCTGGAATATCATTAGTTACAACAAATCAAACTTCTTTTTCTGGAAAAGACATTGAAGGAATAGATTCTATCAAAAAATATGCATCAAGAATCTATGCATCTCAGAACAGAGCAGTAACATCTAGAGACTATGAATCAATAATTCCCACCATTTATCCAGAAACTGAATCAATCTCAGTATTTGGTGGAGAAGAATTAACTCCACCACAATTTGGCAAAGTTTTTATAAGTATAAAACCAACGAATGGTGCATACTTATCAAA